CTCTTTTGCAGTTTATCCGTTTTACCGATTTGGCTAAAAAAGATCAATTAATTTCCTGGCTTTTCAGGAAAGGAAAACATTTTATTAAAGAGGAAGATCGTGTTCTGGATATTATTAATCCCAGAAAGATGAAAGTTTATGCTTTGGAAACTGAAACAGGAAATTATATAGCTTGGGGATATGCCAGTTCCAATAGCCAGTACCTTAACAACCCCGTTCCTGAATCCGATGCCACCTTCAAGCGTGAGTGGTTCCACTATTATGACGAAACGGAACTCCGGGGCAGGCCCCTCAACAAGTTCACCGCCGTTGATCCGGCCATCAGCCTTGACAAGGAAGCAGATTACACCACTATTGTCACTGTCGGCCTTGACCACTTCCACAACTGGTACGTCCTGGACATCTTCAGGGATAGGGTTACGCCAAATGAGCTTATCAATAAGCTCTATGTAACTTATGAGAGGTGGCATCCGATTGAGATAGGCATTGAGAACGTCGCCTTCCAGAAAGTTTTGCAGTATGCCCTGAATGAGGAGGGCAGGAAAAGGAAGAAGTATTTGCCGATTGTCGAAGTCAAGCCGGAAAACAGGACCAAGGATGAGAGGATCAGAGGCCTGGAACCCCTTTATGCCAACGGAGTTATATTGCATAAAAAGGAATTGGTATATAATGATTATCTGGAAGATGAGCTGACCCGCTTTCCCAGGGGACGGCATGATGATATAGTTGATGCGATGAGCTATCTTAAAGATATTGTGTCGGCTCCCAGGACAGCTACCCGCAATTACGAAAGTGAGGGCAGGGCGCCAAAGTATCTCTATTAACTTATGCCTAAAGATGGAAAAAAAACAAGCAACCCCACCGGTGGGATCAAGGGCGACCTGCCTGATATCAGGACGGAGTATGAACCCAAGGGTAAGGAATACGATGTCCTCAAGTATGTCTACCGCCGCTACTACGATATTTTCAACGACCCCAAGCGTAATGAGATAATCGGCAACATTGACAGGTGGAGGAGGAATTGGGAAGCATTAAGAACAGCCCGTGACCCTGATGACTGGCAGGCCAACTACTTCATTCCCCTGACAACAAGTGTCGTTGAGCAGCTTCTGGCTGAAATGATAGATCAGAACCCACGGCCGATAATTCTACCCAGAAGCCGTGATGACAAACCCAAGTCCACCGTCATGCGCCACATCTTCGATTATTCCTGGGAGGTCGCTGACAGTGACATCGAGCTTTTTGACATCATCAAGGATTCTTTGATTGAGGGGACAGCCATCGGCCAGGAATACTATTTCAGGGACAGGAGGATCATTAAAAGGCCTGCCAGGATCGAGAAAAAGGGCGATAAAAAAGAGGTGGTCTATGAGGAAGTCGATGAGGTTGACTACGACGATGTCTATCTGGAAAGTGTCCGCAACGATGACTTCTATGTCGATCCCGATTCCCGTGACCTGAATCGGGGAGCCTATAAAGCCAAGGACTGTTTCCGGAGGTACATTATGGACATTGACGACTACCGTACCTTCTTTGTCAATTCGGCCTGGGATCATCTGGGCAATGCCAAACTGGTTGAGGCGGGTAAGGGTGATACCAATTATTATGAGTTCTATAAGCCTCCCCAGAACATCGACCGGGGCCGTCAGGTGGAAGTCCTTTGGTATTGGGCCCGTAAACCGGAAGACCTGCTGGTCATTGTGGCTAATGATGTGATTGTCAGGATGGGCCCTAATCCCTATAACCATAAGCAGCTTCCGTTTGCTAGGGCAGTTGATATCAGGCGCACCCATCAGTTCTATGGCAAGGGGGAAGCGGAGCTTCTTGACTCGATCAACGAGGAACTGAATACTTATAGAAGGCAGTTGATGGACAGGGCGCATTTGGATATTGACAAGATGGCTTTCGTATCAAGGAATGAAACCCTTGATGAGCGTGACCTGATTGCCAGACCTCATGGATTAGTGCCTGTTGAAGACCCGGAATCCATCAGGTTTGCCGAATACGGTGATGTTCCCCGTTCGGTTCAGCTTCTTCAGGAGCAGTTGGCAGGCGATGCGGTTAAGGTAACGGGTATGGAAGACAGGAACCAGGGTCTTCCGACACCTTCTACAGCTACAGAAGCTGCCATTCTCAAGGAATCTACCCTGAAACGGGTCAAAATGAAGCTGAGGATGCTGGAAAAGGGCTTCCTGGTTGACGTTGGCAGGTTAAGAGTAGCTAACATTATCCAGTTCTACTCACAACCGAGGCTGGAAAGGATAGTTGGCCCTGAAGATAGTCAGAAATTCAAACAACAGATAGAAAAATTAAGTCTTGAAAATAAGCTGGTCATCGAAAACGGCCAGTTCTTCAAAAAAGGCTTCAGGGAATTAAGGCTTGAGGACAAAAACCTGTTCCTTGATGCTGCCGGAGCCGTCCAGGAGCGTGCTTACAAGGGTATTTCCTTCTTTGAAGCAACACCTGACACTTTCATTCCGACAGCTAGAGGAGGTTTTGACATCAGGTTCGAGGCAGGTTCAACCATGCCCGTATCCAAGCCTCTCATGCAGGCTAAAATAACGGAAATGTTCGACCGGTTGGCTCCGATTGCCGTCAACGGGGTCGGTTGGGATATTACCAAATTGGGTGATGCCGTTCTGGATGCTAATGATCTTGACCCGGAGGACTTCCATCTCGAATCCCAGGAACCGGAAGACCCGATGCAGGGCAGAAACAGAAAACTGGTACAACTGGCAACGACGGAGAACGAGATGGTTATAAAAGGCGAGCCGATTCCGCCATTCGGGACTCCCGGATCGTCCCCGATCCATACCGAAATCCATATTGCCTTCCTGAGATCAGATAAAATCCAGTTTACCGACAGGGATATGCAGATGGCTCAGCAATTGACTCAAGGTTTACAAACAGGTCAAGATACGGAAGGATTGATAAGACAAATAACCGAACAGTCCCCAGCCATTAAGCTCTTGGTGCATATTCTGGGTGAAATGATGGTGCAGCAGGTTAGGCTTGAGGGTTCAAAGCAGCAACAGGGCCAGGTGACAAATGCCGGGCAACCGCAACCTGCTCCTCAACCGCCTCCTGTCAATGAAATGGCGGCAGGTCAGGGAAATACCCAGAATGAGATGGGGGCAATCATGCCTAACCGTATCCAGGGAGGCGGTGATGTTGCCCAAGGCTTATGAGAAGGCTTAATCCCAACCAGAAATCATTGGAAGGTGAAGAAATCCTCAAAACTTTAAGCAATAAGCAACTCCAGTTTCTCAAGGAACTCTCAGAGCAGGTAAAGGAAGACCTGATTGAGATTCTGGATATTCTGGCGGTAAGAGCCAAGGAATCAGTCTATATCCTGTCAAAACCGGGAAAGTCGGTTGACGAATTGATTGAGGTCAACGGCAAACAAAACTTTCATTCAGGCCGTGTTTCCATGCTGATTCTTCTTGATTATCTGATAACTCATGCAGGCAAGTCACTTGAAAAAAATATGGAAGGCAAGGAAAAATAATGGCAAGGATAATTTCACCTTTGCCAGAACCAGAAAGGGATAGTTTTATATCTACAGCTAGAAATGCGGGTAGTGGATTTACGTCTTTGATAAGAAATGTTGCTAGTTCTATTTTTGATGCTATAGCTAAACCCTCAGGTGATTTTCGTCAGGCTTCGTTACCAATTTCAACTCCGATTCCTACTTCGACTCCAGCTACTCAATATAATCTTGATAATTATACCCAAGCTATTACGGAGGGATATAAACATTGGGGAGATTTACCTGCTGCTAGGTTTGCGCAGATATTTGCTCAAGAAGCACAAAAGTATCCTGTTCTGAAAAAGTATCCGTTTTTGCTTCCTGCTATTGCACTTCTTGAAACAAGTGGTGGTAAAAATGTAACTTACCCTAAAAATATTCTTAATTGGGGAATAAGGCCTCAAGCTAAAGGGCTTTTTAGTCCTCAAAGTGAAGAGGAAGTAATTCAAAAAGCTGCAAGTGGAATAGGGCAACGATTTTCTTATTATGAAAATTTCAGAAAGAGTGGTAATCTTACAGAACTTGCGAATGTGTATGCGCCTATTGCTGATAATCCTGAAAGTGGCGGAGAGATTTATGCAAACAGGTTGAAAGAAGTAATGGATATTTTTGAGCAGGCTCTTAAAAAAAATAAGAGATGATTGGAGGTGATGGTTTGTGCCGAAAGTCGGAAAAAAGAAATTTCCTTATACCAAAAAAGGCAAGAAAGCAGCTAAAAAAGCCAAGGGCAAGATGAATAAAAAGATGATGATGAAGGAAAAAGAGATGCGGAAAATGATGGGGAGGTGATGATTATGCCGTTGGGTTCAGGAGTCCGTTACCGCTGGAAGAAAACCAAGTCGGGCAAGAAAATCCGTTTGGCTTTCCGTGGTAATAAAGTGATTGAAGTGAAAAAGAAGGGCGGTAAGGCTAAAAGAGTCGGTAAGAAACGGAGGTGATTTGACAATTAGTTTTAATAACTCTATCCTATTAAATGTTGTGGGGATAATCTTTTAAGGCAAAGACCCCATTTCCTAAAAGGAGGAAAATATGCCAGAACCAATTAAAGGTCAGGAAGGCCAAGCCCCGGCAGTTACACCTGAAGCCGGAAAAGCAGGGGAAGATCAAGGTGATGCACATTCACAAACTTTTCAGGTTCCCGAAAAACTCAAGGGAAAATCAGCGGAAGAGCTGGCGAAATCGTATGTGGAGCTTGAAAAGAAACTAGGCGAACATTCAACGGAAGTCGCTGAGGCCCGTAAAAAGGTTGAAGATGCTCTCAAGCTGCAGACCGATGCTGTTGAAGCACGGAAAACTTTGCAGGAACTGACGGAGCTCATCTATGCAGACCCTGAGCGTATCAAGGCTGTCGAGTCCTGGTACACTAAAAAAACAGGGGCAACTGACAATCAGCCGAATACCAATGGAGAAGCGCCTAAACCTGGTGAAGCCCAACCGTCATCTCAGGACTTAGACACCCGGAAGGCTTTGCAAGACCAGATGTTCAACGATTTTTACGATCGGACGGGAATCAGCAAATTGCCGATTAAGGAAAAGACCGAGGCGATTCAGAAGGTAGCTTCCGAATTTGCCGAAATGTTTGATCCGACCGGCAAGATGTCTATTTCCGCCATAGTCAATACTAGGCCATTGGCCAGTCTTAAAAGGGATTTGGACAGGGCTTACCGCTTGGTAGACATCGGTCAAAATGCTGGGGATACGCAAAGTGCTTTGGCTCAAGAGCAGAATAACCAGGCAGCCATCGGCTCCTTACAAGGGGCTACGATCAGGGAGGATCAGGTAAAACTGACTCCTTCTGAAGAACAGATGGCTAAAAATTTGGGAATATCCTCTGAAAAGTATCTTGAACGCAAGAAAGAGATACTTAAAGAGAAGGGGAGCGTCAGCTAATCTTTTCCGAGAAAGGAAGGTGTAGAAATAAGATTTTATGGCAGGTTTTAGTTTAAGAGGCCACATTTTAGGTGCTCAGAATCCGATTCTTGAAAATCTGATTATTGCTAACAGCGAAACTGTTACCGTTGGGGACGCAGTCCTCATGGTCAGCGGTTTTGTAGAAGTTTGTGATGCCAATGAAAGGATTTACGGTATTGTTGTTGGTTTAGTTACCAACGATGGTATTGATCTGAATAACCCTCATGTTGACATTGATGGCACATGGACTGATTCTTCAAATACCTATGTTGCCACCGCAGACAACCAGACTGACAAGAAAGTCAGGGCAGTTGTCTGTCCCGATCCGTTTGCCCTCTGGTATAACGACTCTGATGATACATTAACCACTGCAATGCTTAAACAGCATTTCAGCTTAATTGATGAAGATCAGGTAGACGGTGATACCAATAGCGGTACGGTTGGGGAAATGCAACTTTGGAAACTCGATCCCGATGAGGATGGCGATGCGTCTAAAGGACTCTTTCATATTGTTTCCTGGCAAGGGGACAGTTTTGAACCTGAAACATAAAGTCAGCTAATATAATATGTTAACAAGATCACAGGCAAGAGATTTATTGGAACCGGGACTGAGGGAAGTCTATGACGATGCTTTCCAGGAGGAAGCACTCGTCTACCCCAGAATCTTCAATATGCTTTCATCCTCAAAGCAGGACGAAACGGACACAGGCTTTACTGGTTTTAAGCTGCATACAGTTAAAACCGAAAATGCATCGTTGGATTATGATGATCCAATCCAAATGTACGATGTAACCTATGTTCATGACGAATACGCTTTGGGATTTAAGGTATCCGAAGTTTTATGGGAAGATGACCAGTACAACGTCATTAAAAGGAAAGCCGCACAACTTGGACGATCCGCAAGGAGAACCCAGGAAACTTCGGCGGCTGGAGTTTTTAAAAACGCTTTCGTTTCAACCGTTTTGGGCGGAGATGCACAGGAACTTGCTTCCACTACTCATCCCCGTTCAGACGCAGGTTCGTCCCAATCCAACGCAAGTGCGACAGGTATTACGCTGACTGATACAAACCTTGAAACAGGCCGGATTGCTGCAAGGCAACAGCTTGATGACAGGGGTTTGATAATTCAGGTAATGCCGGACTTAATCGTAGTTCCGGTTGACCTTGAGAAGACTGCTGAAATTCTGATCGGTTCGTCATTAAGGCCGGGAACGGCTGACAATGACCTTAACTTCTATCAAAGGAAATTCCAGGTGATTGCTTGGGAGTATTACACGACCAACAACACCGCCTGGTTTTTGCTTGATAAGAGCCAGCACAAAATTAACTGGTTCTGGAGAATAAGAAACCAGTTTAAGAATGACAGCGCCTTCGATACAGGAGCACTCCTTTTCAAATCCCGTATGCGTTACTCAGTCGGTTGGTCTGATTGGAGAGGT